GGATCATCTCCCATAGTCCTTGCGCTGCTGCCACCGCTTGCGCGCTCGCGCCGCTCGGCGGGGTCTTGGCGAACGCCTCGATCGCGCCTAGCTTCCCGACGAGGCCGAGATACGCCGCCACACTGGCGATCGGCACCGGCACCGTCACGGTTGTCGTCTGGGCGTTGAGCGTGGCAGCGGCAGCCTCGTAGGACGCCGGCGTCGGCGAGAGCGCCTGATAGGCCACCTTCAATTCCGCCGGGGTCCAGGCCATCGGTTCCTCCCTAGCTGACGCTCAGGATCGCCGTCGTCCCGCTGTTAGTCGGCATGAGAACGGTAAACGTGCCTGAGGATACGCTTTGCGTGCCGCCGAAATCATGCACCGAGACCGTGCGCCCATTGAGCGGCGCGGCAGCGGCCCCGAGCCTCGTGCTGGTGTTGTAGATGATGCCGGCAGTCGCCGAGAATGTCGCCGATGTCCAGGACGGGTTCGGCGAAAAGCTGACCGTCGCGACAGAATTGCCGCTCCCTGAGAGCGACGGCGCGACATTCCCAAGCGCGACGCCTCCGCTGGTGTAGCCCGTGCCGCTGGTCTCGTCCGTGCCGACATTCGACGTGGACGGCGTGCCGGTGCCTGGCGTGCCAACATTCGTCTGCGTCGGGCCGTATGTCAGAGACGGAGACGCCTTGATGAGCAACATGTTGAACGTGTCGCCGGTGAAGGTCGCCGCGGCAACCGCCGCCGTGGTATTGGCCGAGATCGTCACGACGGTCGCGGTCAGCCCGATCACGATGGCGCCGGATGGAATACCGGTGCCCGAGACGTTCATGCCGATGTTGATGCCGGCTGTCGATGCAACCGTCAGCGTGTTGGTGCCGGACGTGTTCGTGGTCGCCAAGTTCGCGATCGTCGCCAGGAAAGAATGCCCTGCCGAGAACGCCGCCTCTTGCTTGAAGCTGTAGCAAACCCCTGTGGTTGCCATCTATCGCGCCCCCTGGAACGATTGCCAATAGGCGCTCGATGGCCGCGCGCCGGCGAACACCCGGTTGCGATGCTCTTGCGCCGTCGGGCTTGGATCGGAATACCACAACCGCTCGACATGCTGCGCCGTCGTGAAGTGATCCCGAAGAACCTCTTTGGCGGCTTCGCGTGTCTCCGGCTTGTTCCAATGGCCCTCCCACGGGGAGCCCTGCGCCGCCTGCACGATATCGGCGATGGCGGCATCAAGATAGGCTTCGACCACGTGCGGCGCAGTCAGCCTTTGCTCCGAGATGGACTTAAGCGCCGCGCGCTCGTCATCGCGCACCTTGGCGTGGTGAGCAGTCAATGCCTTCGCCAAACGCGCCTTGACCTCCAAGGCGGCGATGCGGCGCGCGCCGTCTTGGAGGCCATCGGTGTCGAAGATCATATCAGCAGTCGCGACGGCCCAGCTTTCCGGTTCGTGCGGGCCGCCGTTGGTGACGAGGATGCGAGGAAACACGCTTTGCTCCTATGTCGCGCGGCGCGTTAGCCGTGATGAAACCCTTTGAGCGTTTTCGCCAGCGCCGCTTGACGCCTCAGTTTCGGGTTCGACGAATGCGCGGCCTTTTCAAGTTTGCGCTCAGGTATCTTCTCACCCTCGGGCACGCCTAGCTCGCGATGCAGCGCGCCGGGGTGCTTTATCGCCGAGCCGATCCAATGGTCAGGCGCCGCACCGCCGCGCGCTCTCCGAGCGTAGTCAGGGCACCTCCTTCGGCAAGCTCTCGTCCTCATGCCCCTGCGAGCCTTTGTCGCCAGGGCCGGAGAGAGAATGCGCGCTCGAATAGGGCGAGCCTCCCCGTGCCCGCTTGGGCACGCCACCACCGCGCTTGCGTTCGACGCGATGCTCCTCACCGCGCCGCTCATCGCGCCGATCCTCGGCCTCGCGCTCGGCATGATGCTCCTCGCCATGGCGCTCATGCTCACGCGCGACATGGCCGCCGCGCTTGCGCTCCGGCTTGCCGAGATGTTTGCGCTCATGCTCGCCCGTCACATGGCCGCCGCGCTTGCGCTTTTTGACGTGGCCGCCGCGCCGGAACCCCTCGTCCTTGGTGTCCATCGCAGCCTTCTCGGCTGGCGACCCGTGCGCGTTATACATGTTCAGCTTCGGGTTGCGGTCATGCTCGGCAGACCCGCCGCGTGCGCGATGCTTGCGCCGACCGCCTTCGTGTTTCTCGTGGGCCATTGGTCGCTCCATTATTGGATGATGCCGCCCTGCAAGGCTTCCACCAGCAGGGGCGACGTTCCGGCGGTGATCGTCACACGCCACCCACGCACCGGATACGTGAGTTGGGTGCTCTTTTGAGTCGTCGCGGCAGACAACGCGGCAACCACATTCGGCGGATCAGTATAGTGACCCATCGGGGAATCGGCCTGGTTCGGCGCTCCATAGAAATTATCCAACGTGTATTCGACGTTGTAGGTGACGCCCGATCCCGGAAACGTCTCGATATCGAGAATGAACGGCGTCACGTAGGCGCTCGGCATCCGCCACTCGGATGAGCCGGTGCCGCTCGTTCCCGCCGTCACCGTGCTTGCCGTCGCGCCGGAACCATAGATCGATGTCACGGTCAGGAAATCGAGATTGCTCTGCGCTGCCGCGGTATCTCCTCCAGCGAACGAGTCGGTGATCGGCGCGCCAGATTGATTGGTGCCCTTGACCGTCCAGGTGATGCCGCTGTCGTTCCCCGCCGACGTGATGATTACCCGGCGCTGCGTATCGAGCGTTCCAACACCATCCACCACCAGCGATCCATTGAGCGCGAGATCGCCCGCTGCGGCGAGGGACTGCGACGCCGCCAGGCCAGCGGAAACCGCTGCCGCAAGCTGCTTGGTGAAGATGACGGGGCGCATAACGCGCTACTCAGGCGGGCACCACGCCGAAAACGCTGGCGGGGCCGTTGGCGTTCGCGGCGTTATAGACCGCGATCGAAGCGAACAGATGCAGACGGTTCGTGCCGTTGGATGCGCTCGGCAGAGCATACGTGCCGCGGACGCTGCCGGTTGCCGAAGTCGCGGGGCTCGTGGTATCGGCGGCGGTGAAGCCACTCGAAGAAGTCTCAAGCGTCCCAGCCCAGACAACCCTCGCATATCCCCACTCATAGACCGCAACCGGGAACTCGTAGATGTCCGTGGTGCCGACCGAGTAGGTTTCGGCGCTGGTCACTTCTGGCGTCACCGAAGTGATGAACTTGAACGCCTTGGTGCCATTCTGCGTGACGGCCCCGGCGCCGACGGTGATGGCTTCGGTCTGCGGCAACCCGTAGAGGTCATAGCCGGAGACGTTGAACACGCCGCCCGGCGCCGAGGTCGAGCCCGTGATCGAGATTGCCCGCGCCAGCATCGTGCGCGGGTCCGGCATCGCCACGCTGTTGTTCGGGCCTTGGAACAGAACCCCGGGCGCGCCGTCGAGCGCGAGAACTCCGGCAGGCACGACTGCACCTGTGGCGAGGATCGTCTGCGGGGCGGTCGTCACCGTGATGCCGGCGCCGGAGGACGATACCAGAGCCATCGCCGTGCCGGAGGTCGTCGGTTGAGCGGCGCCGATGTTTGCGGTCGCGATCGCAGAGGGGACGGCATCGACCAGCATCATCTCGCTGACCGGCGCAATCCCGACCGCCCATGTCGATCCCGGCGCCACGTCGCGCTTGAGGCCGGCACGAGGATCGATCGGCGCTACGCCAAGATCGAACACAGAGTAGCCAAGGTCCGGGTTGTTCCCGCGCCGCGAGAAAGGCGGGATGATGTATTGCGGGCTGTCCCGAGAGACCGCGACAGGACCGACGAAGGTCGTGAGCATATGGCCTCTCCGTTACGCGGTGGGGAAGTTTCCAAAGACAGCACGCGGGTTCTTGTAGCCTACGCCATACCGCTCGTAGCCGACGACCAAGAGGTTTTGCGTGGTGGTGTCCACGTCGAGATTGATCTCGAACGGGATGCGCTGGAGGAACACCAAGCCCTGAACCTCGCTCAGAACGAACCAAGCATAGGGGCTCGTCAAAAACTCATTGACCGCGTAGCCCTCGCGGAGAGCCCGTCCGTAGATCGCCGAGATGTCGTTGTCGGCGGTGCCGGTGCGATATTGCGAACGCAGCAAGCGATCGGCAGTCCACTCCAACGCCGCCGGCACGATCAGCTTGCGACCGCGGAAGTTCTGGATGATGCCCTTCTGGTCAGGCAGCAGCCGGATCGCCGTCAGCGTCGCTTCGATCGCCGACTCGTTTAGATCCAGCGGAACCTCAAACGTGTTCGCGTAGGAGCCATTGTCGATCGGATGGTTGGTTGCGCAAAGCGGCACGCCGTCAGCGCCGATCAACGAGTTGTAGGTCTGCGCCGTATTGAGGACGTTTGCGGCGAAAATCTCCCGCGTCTGGTTGAAGCTCTGCAAAAGCCCCATCGCCTGCGGGTTGAAGCTGTCCTTGTAGAGATTGTCGTCCAGCGCCTCGCGGGTGATCGCGAAGCCGAGGCCGATGGATCGATGCTCGATATTGTAGGTGAACCGCTCGCCGGGAGTGTTATCGAATACCGTCGCGCCACCTTCCGCCTTGAGTTGGGCGAGGCCAGTCGGCGCCATTTCGACGTAGCGTTCCAAGGCCATCTTCGACGTGCCGACCGCCATAAATTCTTTGTAGCGCGTCGGGAGAAGCGGGTATTTCCATTCCAGCCCTGCTAGACCAGGAAGGAGCAGGGCCGGGAGTTGACTTCTGTTGATAGCCATCTGGCTTGCTCCTTACGACTGGCCGGTTCGCGTGGTGATGTCGCTGGTATTCATCACGACCTGCACCAGATTGTTCGCCGCCGCCGGGTTGTAACCCACGACAAAGCCGGGCTCGCCCACCAGACCGACGATGCGGAACGGCAGGGTGGCCGTGCTCGCGATTGTGGCGGCGTCGAGCGCGCACACGCTCATGCCGGCATAGGTCGGGTTGCCGCTGGAATTGGCGAGAATGTCGATGTTGAGACCGACATCGGCCTGCGTCACCGGACCGCCGGAGACTTGGCAGATGAACACCATGTCGGGATCAATATCGACCTTGGCCTCGACGACGGTGGTCGAAGCAACGCCGCCTGGCGCCATCCAGGAATTATACCATTGGACGCGCCGGCTGGACGGGTCGAGGTAATTGCAACCCCGGAAAATACCGTGAATCGTCGTCCCGCCCTTGACGTAAAGCTGGATATTGCCGGACGAGTTGAGAAACACGGGATCGCCGTAAGCGATCTTGGTCCCGTAGTTATACGCGATATAGGCGTCGCGCGTCGCGTAGTTGGGCGCGCTGCCTTTCAGCAATCTCGAATTGCTGAAACCGCCGGGGGCGAGGATGTTCGCCATGAAACTCTCCGCGTTGGCGGTGCATGAGCACCGTCGCCTCTTTCCCAGCCATCAGCCGGTAAGTGGGCCGCCGCGATCACCGCTGGCGGAACGTGGAGCCATCAGCCCCGATCGACTTAAAGAAAAGCCGCGCTTCGGTTCATCTGACCAAAGCGCGGCATGATAAGCACGTATCAAACTATGACGCAAGAGGATCGTTCGCGGTTTAGTCCTCTTGGACCGGCCCAAGTCTCTCATAGGTGGTCTGGATACCGCGACCGATTCCGGCGCCGCGAATTTTCTGCACTTGCGATTGCACCTGCTGGTTGGCCCGATGGCGATCGATGTCCTTGGACTCCTCGCTGATCTCCTTGGGCCTTTCCATCAGGATTTGACCGCCAACCCGTATCACATCGTCCGCCTTCGCCCGCCGCCCCGCCCGCTCGGGGTGTCGGCTCGCCGGCACCGGCGTCCATCCGTTCGCCTCATAGTTGACGAGGTTCTGGGTGTTCTCCTGGCCGTTGATCGTCTCGGCCTTCCAGTTGTAATCCATATCCGGCGGCTTCTTGGACAGATCAAGCGCATACATGTTCTCGGAGGTTTGCAGCTTTAGCCTCCCGCTGGGCGTGCGCTGGATCATGCGCTGCTCGCTTCTCTGGGTTCCGCGCGCCTTGTTCACATCGTCGCTCATGCAACCCTCCCAGGGAGCCGCCCCTGTCTGATAAGCCGTTGCTTATTCTCGTGATACTGGCGATAGCGGCCAGGCACGAGGTTGCCCTTCTCGTCCCGATAGTCCTGTTCGGGAATGTCGGGCATCGTGATGTCAGCGTGCTCGCGCTCGTCGGGGGTCAGGCGGATTACATTGCGCGCCGGCGGCGATGCGTCGGGCGCGCGGCGGGTCACGGGCATTGCCGGGGCTCCTTGTCTGACGGTTGTCGGTTCGGGCTGCGCTTGTCTTGCTGCGCCTGAGGAGGCGCCAGAGAAGTGCTTCTCATAGGCATTTTCCAGCACGGCGAAATACTCAGGGCTGTCGATCTCGCAACCCTCGGATACCGCCAGAAAGTGCGCGCCGGCCAGCCTGGTTCGCAGCTTCTCGTCTTCGAGGTATTCAGGATGCTCCCTGATCCATTTTCGCTGCGGGACGCTGTAGCGAGTCAGGTCGATCTGGGGCGCCGCATCTTGCCTCGGCGCCTGCGTAGGCGGCGTCTCTGTCGTCGCTGATAGCCGGGCCGTCGCCAAGGACGCCTTTCTTTCCGCAAGCGCCGCCGCATTGGCTTCCGCCCGCGCCAAGGCGCGCTGCATCTTGGCCGCCTCAGCGAAATTGCCCTCCGCCTGAAGCTGGCCAATCTGGGCAACCAGCGCGTCCGCCTCTCGCTCGGCAGCCGAGATGGCAACGTCAATCGCCGACTCCTCGGCCTGGTAGCGCGCGCCGGTCTGGGTTCGCAGAGCGCCTTGGGCTTCCTGAGCAGCGCGTTCCAGTTCCGCGGCGCGGGCCTCCGCCCTCTCCCTGGCCTCGCGCTCGGACTCCAGTTGCTTCTTGCCGCGATCCAAGAGAGCCCGCAAATCCTCTTGCGATACCGGCTCCGGCTGGTCCGGTTCCTGCTCGGCCTTGGGGGCTGCCGCTGGCGGCGCGCCTTCCGGGTCGTCCTCGAACTCGATGACAAATTCGCCGTCTCGTGATCCGCTCATGGTAGCGGCACTCCTTGCAATGCGTTTTCAAGCAACGCTTTCGTCCACCGCGCCACATGACTCTTCATCAGGACGCGCGGGTCCATCGCGTCAATCTCGGCCTGCGCTCTGGCCCTCAGGGTAGCATCCGCCTTGAGGTCCGCCACCAATGCCGCATATGCCGCGCTGTGCGGGCGCGAGCCTGCCGTCACGCCGTTCATGCCGTGACGCGCGCAAGCCTCGATATGCTGTTTGAGAGATAACGCCATGGCGCCCTCAATAGACGATATCGGGATCATCCAGGATTGCCCAGATGTCCACGTCCTCGATGTAGCGCGCGCGCGACTTATCCGATTTCCCGTCCGAGGTCAGAAGTTCGAACGGGAACGATTCAGGAACACGAAACTGAACCCAATCGCCGACCTCAGGGATGCGGTCGCCGAACCGATGCGTCGAGTCCTCTTGGAACGCGAGAGGGCCAAGCGCCAAGACAAGCCCGACCTTTCCCTGATAACGGTCCTCGTCGCGTACCACGTCCGGCAGCAGAAGCTTGGAGTTTCCCAGCTTGATCTCTTGCGGCCTGACGTAAACCGAGACCAGGACGCGGGAGCCCATGACCTTGAGCTTCTTTACCGAGTCCGAAACCAGGTTGAAAATCGCCTGCTTCGGGTCAACCTCGTGAATCGCAACCAATGGCGTCGCCATCGCCTATTCGCCCTCTCTCTCGTTCGACGCAGGCCGCTCGGCCTCGCGCCCCATGTTTTCAGCCTCGTCGATGATCCACTGGAGCCCGTGCAGGAACCCCAGCCGATAATGATGCCGTTGCAACGTATCCGCCGGAACCTTCAGAATCAAAACCGCCTCTTGGTTGTATCTGTCCACCAGCCGGCGCGCCAACGCCCCCCAGAACCCTGGATGGGCGTCGGCGTAGGTCGTTATGTCGTCCCGTTTCAGCATCCACGCGCCCGGCCACCGCGCCGCATCGGCGGTGCCATCGGAGCACCCCCACGCATGGGAGGCGCGGCCATCGCCGCCGGCGCAGCCGGTGGGCGCGGCACAACAGGCGCCCCGGCGGCAGGAGGCGCCACACGCGGCCCTTGCGGCGCGATGATGACGTTGGTCACATGCCGCCCAGCCTTGTTCCGCGGTGCACCACCCCGCGCGAACTTCGTCGGCGTCTCGCCCTTCTCACGCTCGGCCTTATGGATCATCTCGCCGATGAGCGCCTTGTCTTGCGCCGCGTCAGGGTGACGGGCCAAGCCGCCTCGGGCGTAGCCGCACTTCTCCAGCATGTCCTTGCCGCGCTTGGTTCGGTCGATGTGCATTATATGACTCCTGGCTGAGGTGAGGGCGGCCCCATCGTCTTCGCCGCTGCCGCTGCGGCTTGCGCCTGCGCTCTCGTCATCTCCGACTGCAAGCGCATACGCTCGGTTTCCTGCTCAATGAACGCCAGCCGCTCCTTCGCCGCCGCTTGTGCCGCCGCCGTTTGCTGGTCGGTCTGCGCCTTCTGCATCTTGGCGTGCGTCTCAACCGCTTCTGTCGCCGCCTTGCGTCGGCTGTCCGCCGCGTCGGTCTGCGCCTTGAGCAGGTCGGCCTGCGCCTTGATCTGCTGCGCCTGCGAAGCCATTGCGGCAGCGGGATCAGGCTGTTGCGGCCCTGGCGGCGGCTGCGGATGAAGAAACGCCTTCGTGTCGTTCACGCCAACCGTCCGCCACGCCCGCTCATGGACCGCCAGCTTGTCATAGATGTCCGGGTTCTCCGCCGCGATCTGCACCAGCGCCGTCGCAAGCATGACGCGGTGGGTCTGGCTTGGCACGTTCGGGTCACTTGCCGGGATCAGGTCGATGTCATCGAACTCCAGCTTCCCGCGCCAACGCAGGTCAGGCCGCGGGATCGCCGCCGCCAAGGCGTCCGGGTTCTCCGCGATGACTTCCTTCAAAAGCTCGAACTCACGCGCCTGGCTGGTGTGCAACCGCTTGTGGACGATCGCCCCCACCTGGGTCGCCTGCTCAACCATCGCCATCATTGTGCCAACCGGAATGTTCGTCCTCCCCTCGCCGGTCGCGAGGTTCACCGTGCCGCCCATCTCCTTCGCCGCCTGCGCGACCTGGGCCATGAACTCCACGAACACCATCGAGGGGTCTTTGTAGGGCATCGGCATCATGATCTTCCGAAGATCATCCACCCCCTGCCCATCGACATCCACCCACTCGCCCGGCGTCGGCGCGACCTCGTTCGTCGATGTTCGAGTCCCTCGCAACTTCACGCCACCGGGAAAATTCGAGAACATCCCCGCATCGCACAACAGCCGCCACGCCGCCGTCAGAGCGCGCGTGCTGTTCCCGAGTAGGTGGACATAGCCAAGGCACAGGAACCCAAAGCTCGGCACCATCCCATAATGAACGAACCGCTGCCGCCGGACGAACCTATCATCGCCCTGCCGCCAGCCGCGCCGGATGCAAAGAACCGACCGGCTATCCTTCTCGATCGTGACCACATACGGCAGCGGCAGCCCAGGCGGCGCATCGGGCTCGTTGAACCCAAGCTCCTCAGGGTCAATGTCGGTCGTCGTCTCGTAGATCGTGAACGATTGATCCTCGGGCCGCAGCGACATGTTCCGCTCGCCGGTCAGCTCGCGCTTCGCCCGCCCTGACTCCGTCTCGTCCGGCGTCGGCGTCCCCAGCGTAATGTCCAGCCAATCCCCAAATATCTGCATGCGCCGCATCAGCGTCGGCGAAATCATCGCCCTGTGCGTCACCCTCATAGCATTGTCTATGTCAACCGCGTCCTGCGAGACAATCAAATCCGACACATCGATAGACTCGCAAACCGGCCTGCGCCGCAACGGACACATATAGACCTTACGAAACCAGTTGCCGCCATAGAATAAAGAGAACAACCCGCGATCGGTGTCCGGGTAATACTCCCGCGCAACCGTCGTTAGGTAATTATTCATATCGTTTTCTAGGGATTGCGCGAGATCGTCTTGCGCCTCGGTATTATTTCCTCGCAGCCTCACCTTGACCGGGCCCGCCGCCGGCAGAAGCTCCGCCCGCGCCGCACCTTGCGCCTTGACGATCGCCTCCAACAGCAAAGGATGCACCAACGACGAGATGTTACGCTTGTTCGTCTTGGTGCCGCTCATCTCCTCGATCTTGGTCCCAAGGAGCGGCATCCCCTTCGTCCAGTTGTCGATCCACTCACGCCGGCTCTCAAGGTCGGCCTCGATGCCTTGGATCAGGTCTCCCCCCAGCGCCGAGAGCAACCCCTCGTCCATCTCACGCGCAAGGTTCCGATCAAAGTCGTCCGAAGCCGCGCGTGATGCTTGCGGCAGCAGCGGCGCGACGGTAACGCCGCCGTCATCATCGATCGAAACCTCCATCGGAACCGAAGTAAAAGGCGCCTCGGGCGTAACCGGCATCTCGCCCATGCCGGTGCCATCGCGGGCCTGATAGCCCGCAGATGTCAAAATCTCGCTCACCGACGATTGCCGCAATTACGCAAGGCCATACCTTTCCGCCACCCGCACCTGATTTTGCTCAGAAACATACCCACGGGCAGCCTCGGATTTCTCGGTCGTCAGGCGCGCCATCCCAACCCTCCGCAAATACAGGAGCGCCTGGGATACCGTGTCAGCGAGGTCGTCGCTCTTCCCCTTCGGGACCGCCGCAACCTCGTCTATCACCATCCGCGCCCAGCGCCGCGCCGGAGCATACACGATTCCACCAAAAAACAAAGGCTCAACCGCTTGCAAGCGCGCCGCCTTGTCCTGCATCTTCCCGTTCCATAGCCGAACCGTGAATTCGCCATCCGCCATCAGGCGCTTTACCTCGTCCGCGACCGCGTGGCCGTTCGCCTTGTCCTCGATCAGCAGAATCTCCGCTTGCCGCCGTTTGCAGGTCTCAATCAGCCGCCGCACGATCGCATGCAACTTATCCCGCGCCCGCCACGCCTCAACCAACATCACCCGCAAATTGCCGCCCTTGTCCTCGAAAATCCCCCACACCGTGCAGGCCGACCAGTCGTTCTCCTCCTTCTCGGTCATCGCCGTGTCGCACGAAACCAACGTATAAACGAAGTCCGGGTAAACCATCACCCTAATCGGACGCCCATACTGATCCACGATCGGCACCCCATCCGCCCCCCGCTTCGTCTCCCAACCCTCCCCGCTCCCGTCATCCTCCGGCGGCCAAAGCTGCCACAACTCAACCGGGATGATCCCCCCGCCCCGCGGCGTCGGTAGCTGCTGAAACTGCCCACTGGTGCCATACGGCCCCAGCATCTCCTCATCCCGCTCAACCACCGCCAGCGGAAACCGCTCCGGCCACGCAAGCTCCCCCTCCTCCGTCCGAGGGTCTTCCCACCCAATCGACGTGCGGCAGTGACGCTGCGGGTCATACCTCATCGGCACGCAGAAGTGACACCACTCCGTCCGCTCCGACTCCAGCAAAACCCCCGTCGCGTCCTCCTCATGCGCCCGCTGCTGGATCACCAAAATCGCGCTCTTGCTCGCATTGTTCAGGCGCGTCGGCATGACCTCCAACAACCACCGCTTCGCCGCACCCCGAACCGCCTCAGACTCCACGTCCATGATGTTGTTCGGGTCGTCAATAATCAGCAGATCACCACGCTCGCCAGTCCCAATGCCGCCGATCGATGTCGCGAACTTCCACCCGGTCCGGCTGTTCGAGCACTTGATCCGGCTCTCGCTCACCGTAAACTGGTCCCCCCACATCTCCCGATACAACGGGCTCGTGAGCACCTGCAAAAACCTCACGTTGTCGCGCTCGGTCAGCCCCTGCGAATACGACGCATTGATGATCCTCGTCGAT